TCTGTTGACTGGAGCTGAACCTGGGGGAGTGTGGCCTGGAGGTAGACACGGTGGATTAAGTCACCGTTACGGGAGATTGTGCACTGCACCTTCTTGCCGAAGTTGGCAGAGCCGTTGAAGGTCTGCTCAATCGCCTCCATGGCGAAGTTTGTGTGGCGACGGTAGACGACCTTGAAGAAGGTGATCTGCGGGTTGCCTGTGAGGTAGATATCCTGCGCACCATAAGCGACGAGCTGCATTAAACCACCTGAGCCCATTGTTGTTTATAACTCCTCCCGAGAAAAAAATTTTGGGAGTCCGGGGTTTTAAAAATGATCGAAAAAGGCTCTAAAAACCCTTAGGCCTAAAACCACTCTTTTTGTAATCAGTATACCATATGTCACAGTCTCTTAATGACTTATTACAACCTGTGGCCTCCGAGGCCGCCATAAAACAAAAACCTGTGGAAAATGCAAAAACTCTATACACTTTTCATAGTCAACAAATCGATAAGTTGAAAAACGATAAGACGAATGTGAGCGAGTTAAAAGCGGAGCTTTTAGCAAAAGAAAAACGACTAGCCGACGTAGAATTAGAATTTACAGGTCCAAGCCTTATACAAACCGCTACGGATATTCATATGTTAACCAGTTGCGCAAAATTAGAAAAAGAAATTCAAGATTTAAAAGAACGAATTTCACAAATCGAATCCGGCGCCGATGTTGAAAATTATTTTTTACGCGTTGGTGATATCTTATTTAGTTATAGTGATGCGCAAGAACGTATTGCTGGTGGAGAGCGTCCTTTAGAATCGAACAAAAAGGTTCGTGTTCCCGCAAATAGTGTATATAGTTATTTTGCTCCAGAAGTGTCTGATACTGTATCTGTTCAGGATGGAAAAGTTGCCGATCCAGAAAAGAAAGCGTCCAATATTTCGAACAATATTGGATTTAAGCGTGATAAGGCTTTGGAGACGTTTCTGAGCGCTCTCAATCCTGATAGTCTTCATCACGATGTTGCTGTCGCAGATAGTATCGCCGAAGATTACGGTAACTGTCCAATATGCGACACGGAAATGTATCTTAATGAGACATTTCTAGACTGTCCAGGCTGCGGGTTCCGTGATATGATTTTAATTGATTCAGAGAAGCCGTCGTACAAGGATCCACCGCGTGAAATGTCTTATTACGCGTATAAGAAGATTAACCACTTGAACGAGTGGCTGGCGCAGTTCCAGGCCAAGGAGACCACAGAGATTTCTCAGGCCGTGCTGGACCAGATCCGTCAAGAGTTGCGAAAGGATCGTATCACGGATATGAGTAAGCTGAAGCCATCGAAGCTCAAGGAGGTTATTAAGAAGCTGAAGCTCAATCGTTGCTATGATCACGTAGCACATGTGTTGAACCGTCTGAATGGTATATCAGCGCCAGTGCTGTCTAGAGAAGTCGAGGAAAAGCTGCGGTTTATGTTTAAGGAAATTCAATTTAGTTTCGTAAAGCATTGTCCAAAAAAGCGCAGTAATTTCTTATCCTATTCTTTTGTTCTCTACAAATTCTGTGAGCTGTTGGAACTGGACGAATACCTACCATGTTTTCCTTTGCTGAAGAGCCGTGAGAAGCTCTATATGCAGGATAAAATTTGGCAGAAGATTTGCGAAGATATGGGATGGGAATTTATTCGTACAGTATAGAAATGCTTCCTCCTCTTCGTATTCGAACTCCCCATCTGACACGTAGTCGCTTAAATAAGGAACAAACGGAAGAGATGAATAATGCTGAAGCCGTTCTTGTAAATATTAATAGCCCGAACTGGAATATACCTTACGGGAATGAACCAAATAGAGGAAAAACTATTTTTCAACTAACAAATCCCAAGACGATTAAGTCTCCACGCCGCCGAAAGAGCAGAAAAACCCGCAGAAATCGGTAGGCCTAAGGATAACCTTACGTTTCTAACATAAATGGATTTATCTATGTTAAAAACCCAAGTGATGACGATGTTCATGATGCGACCTGGTGGAAGCAGCAAGGACATTTTCTCTCTTTTGTACGGTATGCTTCTCATGAACGTCGTCGAACAGTTATTTAAGTTTATGCCTGGGATCGGTGTGGTTTTATCCACTTGGTTTTTAAAGAATGGTGTTGTTCAACGCGGGTTTCTTCTGGACAAAAAGACCGAGGCGCAAATGAACAGTATTACAATGACGCGTGTATTTATGGAGAAAGCGGACTCAAAAGATAAGTCTGATAATGTCTTCGTAGAAAAGGTTGACGCAGTGCTGGACTTTATCTGTAACTTGGACACAGCGCGACATGTGCGACTTGAAACACGGTATAGTCTGAATACAATGGAAGATATTGAACTTACGCCTACTTTGAAGGCGAAAGTGAAACAGGTATCTACCAAAGAAGAGGAACAGACAATAGAACTCTTGCTTTTTAGCTCTGTAATGAAAGTGTCTGAGATACGGCGTTGGGTGGATGAAATTCATGAGAACTATATGTTCGAGAAAAACAATAAGCTCGGCAATAAAATCTTCTATTTTAGCGAAGTGCCCGCTGAGCCTTTGATGCAACAAGAGATTATGCCTGATGGAACGTCCAAGAAGACCTATCGCTGGGAAAATCTTCCTAAGGTATTATCGTTTCATATGAACGAGTTTAAGACAAGTAAGTCATTCGCAAATGTCTATGGCAATCACGTAGACGAACTAAAGGAACGGTTGGACCTATTTATTCACCATCCTGATTGGTACATGGACCGTGGTATTCCGCACAGCCTTGGTATCATGCTGCATGGTGTCCCAGGGTCTGGCAAGACGAGTACCATTAAGGCGGTGGCACGTGATACACACAGGCATATTTTCTGTCTTTCTTTGCGTCCGTATACGACACAGAGACAGCTGACATCTTTATTTTTTAATGAGACAGTTGTTGTACAATCCTATGATGGCGCGAAGCTAACATATAAAATTCCCTTGAACCGTCGCGTATATGTGATTGAAGATATTGATTGCCTTTCAGATGTAGTTCTGGACCGGTCTATAAAAAGAGAAGGCGGACATGATACGAAAGAAGGCGAGTCGTTAACCTTGAGTTTTTTGCTAAATTTACTTGACGGTGTCCTGGAAACTCCTGGGCGTATTTTGATTATTACGACCAATTTCCCAGAGAAATTAGATAGGGCTTTGGTGCGACCAGGACGCATTGATGTCAAGATTGAATTCACAAACGCCTCTAGGGAGTTTATTATGGACATGGTCAATAAATTTTATAATCTTTCAATGGGAATAGGCTTCATTCCTTTAGAGCTAGACGGTGTGTTTACACCGGCTGAAGTAATGGAAAGCCTCTGTATGTTCTTTAAAGATGCAAAGGCTGCCATATCACATCTAGAAAAGAAACGTGGTTTGAAGCTGGAGGTAGGACAGGGGACACTTATTGAAAATCTAGGAGCGCCTGCTGCAGTTCAACTTGTCTTCGATGGACCGGTGAAGAAGGAGGAAGAGGAGGAGATGCCTGAATTAGAAATTACCGAAGAAGAGGGTGTTTTTAAGATGGGTGACGTAACGTGGAACTGTGCATCCTGCAAGACTGCGCCAAGTATTATGTGTAAACTCTGTCGTGATATGACAATGAAGGCAACACCTATGTCTACAAAACCTCTGCCGCCACTACTCGGTAGCAATGAAACAGGCACTATGGCATTGGCCGAGTTTGAAGAGGCTGCTTTCTTAGATCCTGACGCCGCTCTGCCTGGACCAGGATTAGTTCTTCCACCGCGCATGGCGCCTTCAAAAAAGGTTCTCGCTGAAGAGGGTGGTTGGTCGAGTGCTTTCTTTGGAGACGCTGAGTTCCTAGATCCGAGCGCAGCGATGCCTGGCACTAATCCCTATTCCGTTCGTGCGAACGTGGACCTAAACCAAATGTAGTAATGAATTCTAAAGATGACCACCACTGTCGGCTTTGACATGGGCATTCGTAATCTTGCGTATTGTGTTATGGAACACAATGCTCAAGGATGGTTTGTAAAGGCGTGGGATAATATTGACTTGTTGGAAGGCGGAACATCGTCACAGCACGCTAGGTCATGTCATGGATGTGGAGCCGCGAAGGCTACTTGGTGCGATGCATCGCACAAATGGTGCAATGCATGTGCAACAGGTGTTCGTAGAAAGAAATCGGCTACGTCGAAACCTTTTCTACAAGTTCTGCCTTGTACTGTATCTGTGAAGGACTTGCGCCCTCTAGCAGTTTCTATGGAGGTAGAGGGCGCAAAGAAGATGGGCAAGGACGCACTGGTGGCATGGGCAACTGGACGCTGGCTCATGCCATGGAAAGCAGCTAAGACAAAGGACGCTGGATTAGCGGATATTCTTTTGGCGATGGACACCTGGTTAACATCTGTGCTTCCTACATTTGCGACTAGTTCTTTAATTAGGCTCGAAAATCAACCCGTAATGAAGGGGCCTACTATGAAGTCGGTACAGATGATTTTATTTACCCTTTTGTCTCATAGGTTACGAGTTGAGTATTCATGGACTGGGTCTATTGAGTTTGTGCATGCTGGCACAAAGTCTCGTGGAGTAGTGGCTCCAGTGGCGGTAGACGTGAGTGGGGCTGTAGTATCTGATACAGCCGCAGAAGGTGCAGCGTACCGTGCCAGAAAGAAGGACGCCACCGACGAAGTTATAAAGTATTTGACCACAAAGGGAGATACTGTATGGTTAGACTATTTTAAGGGAAAGACGAAGAAGAGCGATCTAGCGGATGCGTTCTTAATGGCGCATCGAGAGCGTTAAATTTTCTTTAATTAATGTAGAAACATGTCTTTTAATAAGCAGGCGAACAATATCTTGTCAAATCCCCAGGTTACAAAAATCCCGCCGTTTTTATCTGCTAAATCGTATGGTGCGGATAACATCTGCAAACTCGTGAAGAATGAAAATACAAAGCTCCTGGCTTTGGCTAGGGCGCAGCCGAACCTGCTTATTCCCATCAATGAGCTCCGCACAACTTGTGCGAAGCCGCAGTTTACAAACAAGCAGATGATTATCAAGAACCAATGGGATGCTTTCCTAAAGGTTTTGAAGGCTGTCCCGGCAGTGGCCTCTGCACCTGTGGTTGCAGCAGCGGCATCAGTGCCCTTGGAAACAGCGGCGGCTGCAGTAGCGGCCGTAACTCCTAATCTGCTCGTACCAGCCGCTTCAAAGAACTCGCTCAATACCATCTTTGACGCAATCGGTGCCTTAGAGCGCAACGTACAGACCCTCAAGTCCCGTGTCCAGACCTTTAAGAGTGCAGCTGCCGCTGCTGGAGGCAAGCGGCGCAAGACCCGTAACTCGCGTTCTAGGTTCTAAAACGGTAACGCTGTAAAGGAAAAGAATGAGCGGGCCGACTATTCGTATTGGCGATGCCATGACTATCCCCGACATCACTGCTATCAATGATGTCGGTCCTACAATTGAAATTGGAAATATGAACGACTTTGACTTAGGAATGTTAGGTAATCAGAAAAAGATACAGCAGACCAATCGTCCTCCGAGCCCTGGAGGTGGTCTTTCCGAACTCAAGGAGGCCGACATTGAATTTGTAAGCCTCGACGAGGGTGGTGTTTCCTTCGATGTTAAGCCGTCTGTAAACCAGAACCCTATTCGTATCACTCGTGATGACTCACCTAGACCTGAACCAACGCTAAACCTAAACGCAAACCGTCCGTCGCCCACAGTTGCAGCGCCTACGCCGGCGCCAGCGCCAGCAGCGTCTTCAGTACAGTCCTGGTTTGGTCTAGGTAAGCCGGCTGCAGCTGCTCCAGAGAGCAGTGGTGGATGGTTTGGTGGTGGTACACAGAAGACAGAAGAGCCCATTGCAACCTATTTATCACCTGAGCAGGAGCAATTAAAGAAGATGGAATCGCTAACTATGCTGGAGCGCATGGACCGCAAGGGTGTAGGTGGTACAAAGATGACCATTGCAAACAGTCTGGAGGAAATCAATGCCGAGGTATCGCGTCGCAAGGACTCCAAGGGTCTTGAGGCAAGTCTTCGTTTCCAACGTTCTATGATGACGACTGTAACTAGTGGTATGGAGTTCTTAAACAATCGTTACGATCCTGTTGGAGTAAAGCTCGACGGTTGGTCCGAATCCATCAATGAGAATATTGAGGACTACGATGAAATCTTCGAGGAGCTGTACGATAAATACAAGGATCGCACCAAGGTTGCGCCAGAGGTCCGTCTTATCATGTCTCTCGGCCTTTCTGCGGCAATGTGCCACTTGACA